GAATCCGCATACATACCCGCCGTTACATGGCGCGTGCGGCGTGCTCATTCCGCAGGTGGGGCAGGGACGGGGCGCGGTCATGCGTCGCTCGGCTGCATAGCGCGGATCATGTCTGCTAACTGCGTATCTCTGTCAACGAACATGTGAGAAACGCGAATGTCCCTGTGGTTCTTCACCACATTCGCCGCCTGCTCCCGCGCCTGCTCGTATCCGCGCTGCTTAGCGGCGGCTACTTCCGCAATATGTAGATCGTTGCGCAGATAGGACGCTGGCTTCATGGGCTGTTTGCATTGGATACAGTCCATTGGCGAATCGCTTATCCCGCTGGACGGAAATTCACACTCTTCGTTTTCGCAGTACCATATGATAAATTCCCTGCTTTTATTCATCTCATCCTTCTCTTTCGCGTCCGCAGCGCCTGCACTTGTAGCCGCTGCGTATCGGGTAATGTGGTTTGTAGCCAGAACATTCCGGGCAGAATAGCTGCCTGTCGTTGCTGGCGTCAACTGGAGCGTCAGGCTCCGGCGTGGTCAGATGGGGTATGTGCCGCTCAGGACTGGCGCGGGGTGGTGCGTGGAACTGGCCTGGGGTGCGGGTCATACGTCCTTCTTTACCCAAGGCATCATGCCCCGCTTGACAACGAGAAAAACAGATTGGCAGCTTCTGCACCTTACTTTCGTTAAATCCTTCACGCCTTGCGCGTGTGGGTGTTCAGGATGCGAAAGCGTTTTCTTTCCACACTTTGGACACGGCTTACCGACTAAATTCATCTCCACGCCCCCACGGCCTCGCGGGGGATGATGCGATTGTTAGTATTCACTCTCGGCTCCTTTCGTTGCCGCATGGACAAACGTTATTGACGTGATCCGTGTACGTTCCGCATTTCGTGCAGTAGTGATTGCCGCTCAGTTTCGCAGTCTCGATAATCATCTTCTTGCGCGGCCTTGACCTATCACGCATCAACTTTGCGTATGCTTCGCATTCTGGCGTGGCATAAATGCGCCGTCCGTCGCGGTTGCTCTTCGTGAACGACACCGGGCAACCTTTGCGCCCACAGGTACAAACCATCTGCACAGTACCAGCCCGGACGTACTTCGACTTTCGCGCTGGCTTGACGTTTTGCAGGATCAGCCAGGCCGGGCCGGAATAAATGTCAACGTCTCGCGGACTAGTATCCATTGGCTTTTCCCGCCCAATGTATTGCTTTTTTCTGGCACATGCCCGCGTTTACGTTATGCGATTCGGCGGCGAAGTCGTCGGCCAGCGCCTGCCACATTGCGGACAGCGCCAGCATATCATCGCGTGTTTCAGGAACGATAGCGCCCAAGTCGCGGCGGCGGTTGCACAGGTCAACAAATTCTGGTGAAAATTGAAGGTCGAGCGTTTGAAATGTCATTTTGTTTTAGCCTTTCCAATTGCGGGGCGCATGTCGCTGTCTCGGTTTTCAATGGCGGGAAATTCGCGCATACGAGAAACCACCGCGCCCCAGGGGATTGTGGAGAAGTCTCCATTCCACGCGAATACCGTTCCGAGCGTGGATTTATTGCGGTATCGTTCGTCAATCAAATGTTGCTGCATGTCGGCTGCATAGGGCGTATCGCGGGCCTTATCAAACTCATCAATCACTAACACCGGGATTTTTGCGAGGCGCTCAATCCTACCCCGATCTGTTTCCATCACCTTTTTGTCAAACGCATCATACAGATAGTCCATGAGTTGATGCGCCGTCAGGTATCGCGCTTCGATGCCCTGATCTAAACAGGCGTTGACGATTGCCATGAGCGCGATTGTCTTGCCGTTGCCATAGGAGCCGTAGAAGGACAGGAAGCCAAAAGGATTAGAGATAAACGCCATTGTCGCCGCTTTCATGCGTTGCGCGTCTTCCCGGCCTATCGTTATCAGGTTGGCAATCGTGATATTGCGCTCGTGCTCCTGTAATCCGCTGTTGATCGTTACCGCTCGTTGGTTGCACTTCTGGCAAGGAATAATCCTTCCAAAGCGCGGGTCAGTGATTGGCAAATCGTAGCGGATGTAGCTCATCCCGGCGCAGTAGTCACACACGGCTGGGCTGGGCTTGCATGGCAAGGACGAGGCGGGCGGCTTCGATGTCGGCTGTACTTGGTTCCGAGATTGGCGCTCTTTCTCGTTGCGGGCCATTGCTGCGATTGTATCCACTGTTTTGTGCCTTTCTGGGGGGGATGCCATCCCGCGCCCATTCTAAATAGCCGATGACGTTTGACGATTTATAGCCGCGCATTGTCCACTCTTTGAAGGCGGCGGCTATGTTTTCCTTCGTGAGTTTTTCGGGGGATTCTCGTATCAGGTCGTAAATACCCTCGATAACGAAAGAGCCAGGGCTCCATGATGTAGCCTGAATGAATAGGTGCAGTTCGGGAATTTTGTAGTAGTCAATGGGGTTCAGGTTTTTGAAGTCTGGGCGGATTGGTTCTGGCTGCGCTTTCGGTTCTTTTTTTAATTCTTTCTTAACTTCTTTCTTTGTGTCAATATTTTTGACAGGTGGTTGTAAATCTTTTTGACAGGTGGTTGTTATACCTGTAAAGGAAATTGACAGGTTGGCCTTTCCGGTATCGGCGTATTCGTGAGGCAGGCCAACTAAATTGGGCGTGTTATCTCTAAGGTACCCGGCTTCACAAAGTTTCTTTAGGTGCGTGTTTACGGTGGCGCGGCTTATGTCTAATTCATCTGCGATGCGCTCCTGGGCGGCTTTGCACACGCCGTCCGCCATCTGGCAGTATCGCCACGCCTTACCAAACACGGCGGCGGTGATTAGGCCGACTTCGGATACCACGCCATCGATCAATGGCGTGAATCCGTCTACTTGGGCGAGAATTGTTTTGCTCATGGCTGGGCCTGCTGCTGTAGTTTCGCCAGCTTCCTGAGAAGTTTTGGCAGTCTGACTTCGTTGGCAATTTGTATCGCTTCGGCTTCTGACCATGCGCGAATCGTTGTGTGCAGGAAGTTGTAATCAAACTCGAAGAAATTTCCCCGCTGCGCTGGCGTGGTGTACGGCAGAATCAGATTGTATTTTGGTTCCCACTTTGAGCGGCCAGCGGATGCACGCATGTATGCGCCTGTTTCGGTGTCTACGGCACAGTACCCGCGAAACACAGCGGCAAACTTGTCTGTGTCAGATAAGCCGCTTTGCGAGACGGGTAACAACCGCTCCCCGCTCATGCCGTCACCTGCGGGGCTGGAAACGGACGGGGCAGGTCGAGATACTGAGTGTATGTGATGGGCGCTGTCATAAAATCGCAGTATTCGCACTGTATCGCCATTTCCGCATCGATCAGGTCTGAGAGTTTGTACCATTGCGGGTGCGCATTGCATTTCGGGCAACCAGCGCACATGATTTCGATACGGTTGCAAAATGTCAAATGGACATATTCGATAAAATGACCGCCCACCGTATTAAATTGACCATTCCATAAATTAGCCGGAATGCCGTCCACTTTGTACATCCATTGCGGTTCTTGCTCAACTCCGCACATCCTAAAAGTATTCATATTCTCTCCTGTAGGAATAAAAAACACGCTTGCTTACTTTGCTAATGGATGGTACGGTCAGAGTGACGGCCTGCAAGCCACCGCAACCAACCATTAGCAAAATCGACAAACGTGTTTTTGGGACGAACTCTGTTAGGTATCTTCGGGTTGCAGCCCGTCAATCAATTACTACAGTCAATTATACTCGTTTCCCGTCCCAATGCAAGCACCAATTACGGCCCGGCGCTGCTATATTCCAAATCTTATTGCGTTGTCCGCCCTTATAGCGTTCATCGCCTTTTCCGTAGTTGCGCCGCACGACGCCTTTATCTCTACGCCTGGCGTACCCGTAAACAGAAATTTCCCCGTTGGGTGAGTAAGTCTGATATATTCGCGTGCATCCGAAATGCTTACGGCGTGTACTGCAAGAGTCCAGCTTGTACCAGGGAAACTAAAAACGTGTACTTCGTGCGGCGGCTTATTCATTCGTTCTCCTTGTGCCCGGCGCTGTCCGCGTCGAGGGCGGCTTGTGAGTTATCCGGGATTCCCGGTAAACTGAGAGTTACTTCAATCGGGAATTTATTATGCTTGCCCGTCTTCCAAACCGTGTACTCGGCCAGTCCGCGCCGTACCAGTGCTTCGACGGTTGGCGTGCCGTAGCACGGCCCATTCCAGGATGACCAGCCTTCACGCGCCCAATAGCCACCAGGGAAGCGCAACAGCTTGTTATTGTGGCGCTTCATGTGGTCAATGCAGTCCTGCATTTTCGGAGAAACTTCGTTCGACTTTGTGATGCTCATATCCTATCTCCATATTCTAAAATATTCTCCCCGCGCCCGATCTACAAGCGACCAGTTGCGCCCCATCAGCAACATGCAATGCGTCAGCGGCGCGGGGGAGTTGTTACCTTTCGCCACGATCATCATACGGCGGCTTGTCTGTTTCGTCTGCGTTGTAGGCGCGGAAAAAGTCGTCAAGGGCCCGTGCAACCTTGAATACCATAATCAGATACAGCGCCGCAAACACAATACCGATTGCGGCGCTGGCGATCACTTCGGCGCTCATTTCTTGCCCTGCAATCCGCTTGGGCGCTCGACGTTCGCGATCTGCTTGCGCTGATACGGCGTCAGTTCTGGCGTAGGCGGTTCGGGTTGGGGGTCGTTCGATAAATCCACGCCATCGATTGTGGCTAAAATTGCGTGAAACCCACAGTCGCACGGCTGATTCCAAAAGTGCATTCGCAGATGCGCCCCATATTTTAGCAGCGCCGCTTCAAGAACCTTTACGCGCTCCCGAAGCGCTTCGGCTTCGCAAACAAGATGATTGCCTGTGTCTATGCTAAATATGCCGTCTGTCACTTCGCAAAAATCACAATGCGGTATATCGTTTGTATCTATCATTGTCCATCTCCGAAACAAATTTTACAAGCGGCGCCATACTTCGCGGTTTCTTTCGCCCCGCGCCAGTCGTAATATACCTTCGCTGGTGTCGTCTCTGCCTTCGGTATCGCCACCCGGAAGGCGGTTATGTAGCCAATTGAGCCGAGCCTATCCGTTTTATGCACAATTCCGTCGCTGGAGATGTACGTCATGGCATCCACCAGCGCACATCGGGCGCACCCGCTGCGCTGCCGAGTGCGGCGAAGATAAATACCAGGACTGCGATTGTGACGACAATTGCAATAAACGTCAGGCCGATGTCATCGGCGGTAATTTCCCTTTTCGTTTTCATTCCTGCACCTGTGACCAATCTCCGAGCCGCAAACCAGGCTGGAGCAGCGGGTTATTCGGCATGGCGGTATTGATTGCAATCTTATTATCCTGCGCCATCGTTGGCTTTTGCAAAATAATGGTGACAATGGGTACGGGCGTCATGGCGCCTAACCTGACTTGATAATCTCCCTGGGGCATGATAATTCCTTTGCCAGTCTACGATGCGGACTGGCACGCTCCAAGCGAGTGGAGTTACTGGGTTGATTTAATTGCGCGTTGTGCTGCGCCGGGGCCGTTATCGCGGTCATAGAGCCACGGATCAAAGGTGTCTTTCTCGAGATTTACCTTCATCACTCGGCCCTTGAGATAGTCGAAACTCTTGTGTTCTGCGAGAAGGATTTCGGCTTCTTTTTCGGTCATAGCTTCTGGGGTGTAGTGCAGAAGCCCCATACCTTGCGGCTTCGATGCGTTGTAAAGCGCCGCGAGTACCTTGGCTTTGCTATGGTTGCTGATGTCAATCATAATTACTCCTTGTCCGGTGATTGTCAGCGCCGGTACTGTGAACACTTCGCGGATACGTTATCGCCCTGCTGCCTATTCAACCGCACTGTACGGGTCGCATCATTCGGCGCGGGCGTAGATGCGCTCAGTAGGGTAGTCCGTACTCCGTATTAGCGTATTGCGCGGAATCTTGCGCTGTGCGGACTTCTGTCGTTTTTTCGTCGCGGTGGGTTCGATAAATCTTTCCCCATCGCATAATCTCTGCTTCCGTTGCGCCTGCTGGCAAGATCGACATATCCAGCATTGCACGGGCGTTGTACTCATTTTTTGCGAAGCGCTCAGAAATAAGGGCGCTTAGTTGATTCGTAGTCCACTGGATGCGGGTGGGAACTTGCTCTGGCGTGACAACGATAAGCGGCGCTTCTGGCTCTGGCTGGTCTCCCAAGTCAGGCTCAATGTCTTCAAAATCTCCATCCTGCGCAGGGTCTTGCGCACCAATGAGCGGAACTTCCGGCGCGGGGGCGTTTAGCATTTTCTGTACGTCGCCGCCAAAGGCCAGGTTACTCATTTTCGCCGTTGCGTATTTCACCCATTCCGGGTCAGCTTCGATGTTGATGAGCCATTGTTTTGTCTGCTGCGCTGACCCGTCTGGTTTATTCCATGTTACAGATTGCTCTCGGCGATAAATCAAGAGCGGGATACCTGCGGCGTTACCGCCGTTCAGGGTGTCGGCCCAGAACTGGATACCGTGAAGCTGTGCGTTCATCTGGAGCCGGTCATAATACGACACACTTTTGAGTGTGAAATATACCCACCGCTCTAGTTCTGGCAGAAATAAATTCATGCGGATGGATGTCTTGAAGGGCAGGGAGAATTTCTGTCCGTTGCGCTCGTAATTGATCGTGTCGCCATTTGTCCACTGCTTGAAAGGTTGACCGTTCTTGACGAAATACTCTTTAGTTTGGAGTGGGTTCTTTTCCCAGAGATATTGCTCGTCGTTGGCTTCGGCTATCTGGGTTCCGTTGTTATTAACAACGTTCGCCCACTGAAAAGAGTCGAGAATATTACGGCACGGCACAATGGCGCGGATCGTCTTTAGCTCAAAGCCGTCTGGCGTAGCGTAAATACCAGGGCGGCGATAGTTCATGTTGTACTCTGTAAACTCCCCGCTGTGAACGCTGTAGAATTTTTCTTTCACACTCCACTTTCTGGGGTCTTCTGGTAGTTTCTTGTCTGCGCTCAATTCACCTGTCCCTGGCAAAAACTCAAACCGGAAACAGTTTTTCAGATCGGAACCGAGACCCCAAAACTTTTCGCCGTTTTTCTTTTTCATCTCAATCTTGGGTGTGCCTTTTCGAATGACGGCGGCTTGTGGAAAAGCTTCTTGTTGACGCGGGGTAATGTTGTTCATGTAATTCTCCTAAAATCCTAAGTCTGATAAATTTTGCGCTTGCGTCTGGCGTATCGTGTTTAGCCAGGGAACATAATCGCGCATGGCGTCTTTGGCGGCTCTTGATCGTTGCTCGCTCTCTTCAAAGCGACGTTTTACGTGTTTTCGCGTGATGTACCCCTTTGTATCTGCGCCACATCTCACACACTCAACCACCCATCCGCCCGACTCTGGCCTGTTCACCAGATAGTCCCAGCACGCGGCGCAAAAGTGAGAATCTTGAAAATCACAGGCGTCCATCTGCGTCCTGAATACCTGCAATTCGTAGGGATTCATAGCGGCCCGGCCTTCAAAAGATTGCGCCCGAACGCGTAGTCATCCATTGCGCCGTTCTCGCGTTCGATGGCCTGCTGCAAATCGACCATCTGTAGATAAATTTCGTCTGCGGCTTCCTTGCTCGTCGGTTCGTCAAGGCTGCGCTCCAGCGCTTCGAGTTGGCCGCGCATGATTTCAACGGGAAGCAGGGCAGGCGTAGGCCATAGCGCTTCTGTCAAGTCGGCCAACTGCAACTCTTCGACTTCGCCGCGCTGGCGGTTCTGGTCTTCGGGGATACCCAAGAGACGATCCCATTCCGCGTACAATTCTTTTCGTGTCCAGTGTACGTAGGTGTTCATTTCGCCACCGCCACGATGATGACGCCTGCCACGATGATGACGGCCATTAGCAGGCCGATGACGGTGTATAACACTGTGTAGTTCTGTTTCTTGGATAGCATGGTGATGCTCCTTATTTTGCAAAAGCGATGGCGGCGCGGGCTACAGAGACCATAGACTCTACGATTCGGCTGTAGTCTTGCCAATCTTCGGCTTGCGATACTGTGCTCGAAAGTTCTGCGATTTCGCTCATCGCAACGAACAGAGCATCTCGCTGAGTGGTGATGGCGGCGATTTGTGCATCTTTGTCGTTTAGTTGCGCCCGAATCTCCAGCGCGCCGATAGACTTGTCTTCACCCTTCTTTTCGTAATCCAGCACAATCCATTTCTTATCATCTTCCGTCATGTCTGCGCTGCGAAGGTCTACTAAGTACCGATATTTTTGTGTCATGCTTGCTCCTTGCCTGGTGGGGCGGTTATAGTGAATTGAGAATGTATTTCACAAATGCGGTAGAAACGCCACCATAAGCTTTGTGCGTGCGCTGGTGGATATTTTTACAAAACGCACCTACATTCACGACGCTCTCGACAATCATTTCGGCGCGATGGGTCAGGCGAAGACTTAGATAATTCTCGTAAGCAGCCTGAGAAACACCGCTACTTGTTTCGTCTACAAAAAATTTCTTTACTTTCATTTCGCCTAAAGTTTCCATCTGATTTCTCCTGAATGTTTCGGTCTGATAAATACAATTATAACCGGTTTATAAACCGTGTCAAGTGTTTTTAGGGTACCAGTTTCAAAACTCGTAGCCCTAAACGCTTGCAGGTTTGAAAACTGCGTTGTATAATCTTACTATGACAATGACCATGAAGCAAAAGAACGATAAGATTGCAGATGAATTGCGCGAGATGTCCACGGCCATGGGTTTCGATGGGGCCAGCGCTTTGCTCACCCGCTTACGCGCTGCGTACCGGAACGGTGAAAGCGTATTGATTATGTTCGGTGATGCGTCTAGTGCTTGTACGGGATCGTATGCGATTCCGCTGCGCCAGCCCGCCCCCGACCAGCCCGCGCCAGCCGATACGAGACGGATTGTGGATGTTATGGAGCGTGCAGGGTAAACTGGCAGGTAAGTGTCTTTTTGAGGGCGGGCAGCCGTGAAAATCGGAGCCGGGCACAGGGTAGCGTTAGGTGGTTGCCAACGTAGAGTAGTGTCCTAACAAGGCCTGACCAGCCAGCGTGAGAACCGCTTTAGAGTTCTCCGCCCCCAGAAAGATACTTACCCACCATATCGATGAATACCCCGTAACTACGGGTTGAAGATTGGCGCGCCGGGACTGCTCGGCTAGGTGCTATCCGCCGAATGGCAAGTGCTGAACTGGTAGCGGTTCAGCGACGGGAGAGATTATGACGGTATTCGTAGATGATGCAAAAAATCCATTTGGACGCATGATTATGTGCCACATGCGAGCGGATACTTTGGATGAGCTTCACGCGATGGCTGTGAAAATCGGTGTCTCGCGTCGTCATTTTCAGGATCATCCACGTCACCCGCACTATGATATATGCAAGTCGAAGCGAGAAATGGCTATAGATAAATTTGGTGCAAAGTCCGTTACTGGCGTTGAGATGGTGCGATATTTTGATGGATGGAGAGAAAAGCATGGATAACCTAACCGACGCTTTCGATGCGCTGAAATTATTCATCCGCGCCGAGTTTCTCGCCAATCGTCCGTATAACTTCGCACTCGAATCGGTGATTGAGCAGCGCGAAGGCGTTCAAACGATCTTGTTCCGCGCTAAACTGTGGCGCGGCATGGCTCTGGATGGTGAAGTATTTTACGCGCTGGACATTGATCCAGCCGTAGCGGTTCGGCGCATGTTGAATAGTGCGTTGATGGCGATAGTGGGGGCGCGGGAATGAGCGATGAAGTAGCGCGTCTCATTGAGAGCGGATGCAAGCGCAAGAAACCTTACGCCACGCTGGAACAGGCAGAGAAGGCCATCCGCCGCATCAAAAAGCATGATCTTTACGACGGTCGAGATTTGCACGCTTACAAGTGCATCTTTTGCGAGTGGTTCCATTTTGCGCATACCAAAGGGAAATAATGCAACCATTACGAAGCAAGACTGACAAAGCGCAGATGTTTTACGACGCATGGCGGCTATATTCCGGCTGCGACATTATGCCTGTTGCTGAGTATAAGTTTGCCAGCGCAGTAGGATATATTGACACAAGCGGAAAGCCGCGCCGCCGAAACTATCGTTTTGATTACGTATTCGTTGATGAGCGGGTAGCTGTCGAAGTGGACGGCGGGCAGTTCGCCCCAGGTGGGGGCCGACACGCAACGGATAAAGATCGTGAAAAACAAAACTGCGCTGCAATGCTGAGTTATTCAGTGTTTCACTTTTCCCCGAAGATGTTGACGAATGATCCGCTGCATTGCGTTGAGCAAGTACGAATGGCGGTAATTGGCAGATGACCGAATCTGAACGCAAGAAATTATCAGAACTTATAGCCGAAATGATTGAGCACGCACGGCAGGAAGAGCGTGCTTACAGGCTGCGCTACTTCGCTATTGCAATGTCGTCGTATATCACCGCGTACCCTGTCGCTTATTTGCGCGTGGTGTGTGCGTATGGAACGGAAAGGCGCGGGGCGAAGGTGGACATTCTGACGACGACCAGCGCAGCGCCGGGCGGATGGGAGAGACGATGACAAAAGTTGTTATTTTCGACAAAGACGGCAATCGGATAATCAGACTGCGCTTTACGCTTAGGCGGAATGGTACACCTTGGCGTCGCGCCTGGGGAAAGCGCGGCAATCCAACTCGCAACCCAGCGGGGCGGGCAAGGTACGAACGGAGATATGCAAATGCAGCAAAGCGATGATTTGCGCGTTGTGGTAGATGGCAAAGAAGTACCGCGCTGGGTGTCAACGCCTGGGCCGCTGACACTCGGGGAGCCGCGTCATACCGTGCACTTCTTTATTCCGCGCTATGGGGCTACACCCCAGCGCCGACCTGACCCAATGAGCATGGCGCAGATACGGGCCGCGTTGAAGCGGTTGCCGGGGAGCGTGGCTAAAATTCAGTAGTTGAATATTGGATTGATAGTGTGTATAATGGGGATATGTCAGACGATGCTGCAATTCGATTTCAGGCGCAAATATTCAAAATCGGAACGCTGATTGACGGCGGCTTGCGTCTGACACTCGACTTGTCCGCTGCCGATTCGTCTGTAATTGTTGCGCTGTTTGACGCAAAGCAGCCGGGCGTATTGCTCGAAGTGGCGGCGGTTGCGGTGGATACAAGTAAGAAAACTTTGACGGACTTAGACGATGAAGCTAAACAAACAACAAAAGGAAATGATAGTTCAATGGGTGGGGGAAGACGTTCAATCAGACGAAATGAACAAGCGGGCGGCGGCGTGTAAACCGCCGTTTTTTGTTACCCGTCAGCAAGTGGACTGGTACCGAAAGCACAACGGTGTCAGGTTGAATGCTATTATCGCCGCTGACCAAGAAAGCGCGTTGACTACTGGATACGCAGTTAAAGAAACTCGCGTTAGAAAACTAAATGAATTAGCCGAGCGTATAGAGCAAAGCGTCATTGATCGCTTATGGGTTCCTGATGTCAAGGGCGTTGGCAGTGGTGAGGCGGCGCAGATCGTGGACTTTGAGTATTTCAACAAAGCGGGCGTTGACGCCTATCGCGGTGTGCTTGATGACATCGCCGCCGAAGTGGGCGGGCGCGTCAAGAACGTTGACGTGAAGAGTGGCGGCGAGAAAATTGTATCTCCTGAAACGCTCAAACCATCCGAAATAGCCGAGCGCGTAGCGGCTTTGCTGGTTGCAAAAGGTAAATAGTGGCAACGCTTACGCCAGATCAAGAGATAGCCGAACTTCTGAAATACGACCCGCCCTATAAATGGCGTGGTGGCAATAAGGCGCTGATAGAAAGCAGGGAGCCGGAAGTGATGCTATCCGGCCCGGCTGAGACTGGCAAGAGCTATGCGGCCTGCTACAAGTCGCACATGGCTTGCCGTGAGTACTCAGGTTCACAGGGCGCTTTGCTTCGCAAGGTTGCCAATACTGTAGCGCCCACCATCCTAAAAACCATGAAGCGGGTAATAGGCGACTTTCCGGTAAATTACTATGGCGGGGAAGAATCTCCAGTGAAGATAATCTATCCGAACGGCTCTGCTATCTGGATAGGTGGCATTGACAATCCTGGTAAGGCGCTTTCAGCAGAGCGTGATTTTATACAGGTATGTCAGGCCGAAGAACTTTCCTTGAATGATTGGGAAGTGATGAGCACGCGCACGACTGGACGCGGAGCCGTCATGCCATATACGCAACTTTATGGTGATTGCAACCCTGGCGGCGCGAAGCACTTTTTACTCACCCGTGAACGTGTGCGGCTACTGAAAAGCACGCACCGCGATAACCCAACGCTATACGACGACGATGGAAACATCACCGAACAGGGCAAGCGCAGCATGGCAACACTGGATGCTCTGACAGGGTTCCGTCGCAAGCGTCTCCGTGACGGTTTATGGAATACGGTCGAGGGCGCTGTATACGAAGAATTTGACACGCAGGTACACGTAATTGAGCGCAGTAAACTCCCACCGTTCATTCGCCGCTTTCGTGTCGTTGACTTCGGCTACACAAACCCGTTTGTGTGCCAATGGTGGGGCATGGATAACGACGGGCGGCTATACCTATACCGCGAAATTTACCAGACAAAGCGACTGGTTGAAGACCTGACGAAAGAAATTATCAAGCTAACGGGCGATGAGTATATCGAGTTTACTCTTGCCGACCATGATGCAGAAGACCGTGCTACTATGGCGAAGCATGGTATAAATACGATTGCGGCGAGGAAAGATGTATCACCCGGTATCCAGGCTGTGCAAACCCGTATGAAAGTTTTGGAAGACGGCAAGTCGCGTATTTATTACGTGCGTGACGCGCTGGTGCAGGTAGATCAATACCTGTTAGACGCGCACAAGCCGACATGCACGATTGACGAAACGCCCGATTACGTTTGGCAGAAGACACAGGACGGCAGGCCAAACAAAGAAGAGCCAGTCAAAGAAGGCGATCACGGGCAAGATGCAGAGCGGTATCTTATCTATTTCTTGGACGGCGTTGGCGTTGGCGTTGATTGGTCAGACGCCGCCGACTTGGGCCACGTCGAAGATTACAGTAACAAATGGGCGTAAGCCGTGCTACAATAGCAAGAAAAAGGAGTAATCTAAAATGTCAGATACTATTTTATACATGGGCGATGGAATGCCGATCAAAGCCGTTGACAATGGCGACGGCACTTTTAGCCTTTCCGTTGCATCGTCCGTAGTGACCGCTGGCGATATTCCGCTGGGGCAGGCGGCTAAAGCAGGTTCTTTGCCCGTTGTGCCAGCGTCTGACTATTACCCCAACCCAGTGAGCGGAACACTCGTCAATTCGGCAGCTTATGAAGCTAGTCATATTCTAAAAAACTCCCCTGGCACCCTGATTACTATATTCGGTTACAACTCGGGCGGGGCGCAATTTATCCAACTGCACAACAGCGCGACATTGCCAGCCGAAGGCGCTGCGCCCGTTGCTGTTATTCCCGTTGCTGCTGCAAGTAGGTTTGAAATTACTATCCCCGTTTCGGGTATCCCGTTCACAACTGGTATCGTCGTCTGCAACTCCAGCACCGGCCCTACCAAAACAATTGGCAGCGCTGATTGCTACTTTACCGCAGTCCGCATCTAATCCATGTCAACCCCACGTAAACGCCACTCCCAAGCAAAGCCCGTTGAATTGGCTGCACAACCTACACAGCCAGTAGAAACGCGCATCCTGCTCAACGATCCAGAAAAGGGAACAAGCGGACTAAAAGAATACGGCGGGTTTGTTAGCGAGGCCTACAACGCTTCGCTGTTCTATCCCGGCGTATCTACCCTGTACCATCGGTTGCGCACGTCCTGCCCTGAAATGGTAATGGTTGGGCGGGCATTTACGGCGTGGGCGCGAAACGTAGAACCACAGGTTGATCTGCCCGAAAAACCATCTGACGACGACAAGCGCTATCAAGATTTTGTCTTAAGTGATTTCGGCAACATGGAGGGCGGCTTCGGGCAGTATTTGGAAACAGTTGTCGGGCGTGCGCCGTTTGACGGTTTTACATGGATGAGCGCCGTACCTGCCTTACGTGATCCATCGTGGGTACCGCCTGCGTACGTTGTTTCGGCTAACGAAACGGAGCCGGACGAATGGCGATCAGAAGCAAAAGACGGGCTAATCGGCATTCGTCGGCTGGCCTACCGCGATAGCTCCACGTTGTACCATTGGGACATAAACCACCAAAAACGTTTACGCGGCTTCGTGCAACAAGATTTCCCGTATCCGCAAATCACCCTGCCACTAGACCAGTCTTTGCATCACCAATTTGGCGACCCGTCCAACCCAGAAGGCAACAGCCCACTGCAAGCCGTCTGGCGTCTGGAGCGCATCAAGTACGGGCTTGAAGTCATTCAGGGTATCGGCTTCGAGCACGCAGCGGGATACCTGAACGCCACGAAGACCGAGACAGGCACCATCTCGAACGATGACAAGCGCAATGTGAAAGACGCAGCCCGCGCCATTCTGACGGCGCAAGAAGGCAACTACGCTTTCTGGCCCTTCGGTATCACCGGCAAGGTTGAAGACGTTCCCTTTGGCGCGGCTCCTTCCCTTCTCGAAGCAATCAAGCACTACAGCGTGCTCATGCTCTCTGTCTACATGATGCAATTCATTGCACTAAATACGATGACCAACACAGGGGCGCAGGCTTCGCAGGTTGACAGTACAAACATGGGCATATTCACATTCAACTCTATGCTGGATGGATTTGCGAAGCAATATGACGACCAGATCGGCAAGCGGCTTTACAAGTGGAACAAAAATTCATTCCCCGGCTTGACCGCACGACCCAAGATTACATTCTCGCACGTCAAAAACAACTTAGCTATGCAGGAGTTAGGCGGCTTCCTTACCGCGCTTAACGGTATTATCCCGCTCGGCCCCGACGACATCAAAGCAATTCGCAAAGAGTCAGGCTGGATGCCCGAGAACGGGCCGAAGCCTGGCGACGAAATCAAGCCGACTACACAACCCGCGCAGCAACCAGCCGACAACGTGCCGCAAGTCGGCCCCGATGGAATACCAATGCAGCCTGACCAGTTGACACCGGACAAGCAGGCGCAGCTTACATACAATGCCGTGCGGTCGCAATTGCGTGTGTGGCGGCGCGGGGAAGCGGTGGAGCTATGAGCGATTTTATTCTCAACATTACGTTCCTTGTCTCTGACGCGCTGAAATATGCGCAGAGAAATACAAGAGCGTTCTTTTTCGTTCGTGGCATTGGTAGAGATTTCAAGAAATTTCGCGAAATAAAATCTTCCGCAGATCAAAACGCATTCCTTTGTGAAAAATTCGGTGTTCACGGCTGGGATGTGTTCGCGGAGTGGCAGTATCGCACGGCGCACGGAAAAAATGGGTAATATAATTCAACTATCCATCGGCGACTACGCCGCCATCCGCAACGACTACCGCTCCACGCTGTACTCTGAGATTGGCAGCTACTTAGCTGGCTCGGGCAGCGTGGCGAAATATAAAAACGCCGTCCATCTGGCGGTCAATACCGCGTTTACGAGCGCGTCAGATATGGGCTATGTTGACGGCGGCGGAAAACTGCCGACTGATAAAGACACAAACGACTGGCTAAACGGGCGCGTGGCGTCTGAGTTTGCAAATGTAGACGCGCTGTTTACGCAACTATCCGCGCTGCGAAAAGACCCTGAGTTTGACAAGTCCGAAGCCAGCAACATTGCCATGACCCGCGCCGATGGGTACACCGCTACACTGGACGGGATTTACAACGAGTCGAAGGTGCGCGGCGCTGGAAATATGATGCTGGCGTTTGGCGGCGAAGACGGGCACACGAAAGGATTCCCGTGTCGCACCTGCCGAAAATTGAAGGGGCAGCGCCATCGTGCAAGTTGGTGGATCAATCGCGGATTGATACCGTATCCAGGTAACGACAACTACGAATGCAAAACTTTTCAATGCAAGCATTTTCTTTATACGGATAAAGGGGATTTATTTACGATATGAGCCCCATCTCCGTAACTGTCACCAATCCCCAGGGGCCCCGCGCCCTGTTCGCACGCATCGAACGCGAGACAATCCCCGCTGCAACCGAAGCCGCAGCCGACTATCTAATCGGCAACGAGCAGCACGGGCTAAAGCACCTTGCGCCCTACAAATACGTTTCGCGTCAGTCGGCTTATAGCAAGACGTTTTTTACAGACAAGCAGCGTCGCTGGTTCTGGGCACAAGTGAAGGACGGAAATATACAATTCCCTATCCATTACCAGCGCACAGGCGAAATAGCGGCAGGCTGGCAGAATTCAGGGAGCGGGAACAAATTCCAGATCATCAACCGCGTGCCCGGCGTATCTCGTGTGATGGGCGATACATTGCAAGCGCGTCAACCCGCGAAGGTTGGGCACCGCAAAGTATCAGAAGTCATTGCAAATAATTTTAACGGCATGATCCGCGCCGCACAGCAAGCGGTTGCGCGTGTTTTGAAGGGTAGATAATGACAGACAGAGAGCACGCCATAGACTATCGCCGTCAATTATTGCGCATCGTTGACCAGATTGAGCGAGATTACAATCTTGGAAAATATACAGACGAAACGATACGCGAATCTGATAAGAATGAAATAAAAATACCATTTGACATACGCGCCGAAAAGGTGTAGTATATAAGTACATAGCGGCTACGGTTCGCCGTCCCCGCAAAAGTAAATGGCTTGCCTAACGGCCCGCCTTGCGCCTCTCGTAACGAGAGCGTGAGGCGGGCCGTTTTCGTTTTTACCCACAGGATGAGCAATGGAAGTAACTGGTGTATTATCGACAAATCTACTCGCTGAATTAGGCCACCTTTCCCGCATTGACGGAATGGCGGCTTTTGCCGGTACGGATGGACTTGGGCGGGAATTTACAGTCCTAGAAGATGAATTACCCGTTTACATCGCCAACACTCAGCGCGTCCTGAACAGTACAAAAGACACAGGCGGCGAAATCGTGGGCCTGCCCATTGACATGGGCGAGCACGATTGGAACGGCGGCGCTGGCTGGATTGTTGGGCTGGAGCTCGACGCACCACGCAAGATCATCATCTTCGCGGTCAACTGGACAGAAGATGGAGTCGAGTGTATCGCCGGTAACATGATGCGATTCTTTAGCCCGGCATTTGACACAGAGAAAAAGATCATCATGGGCGGGGCGTTGCTCAATCAGCCTGGCTCACGAAATGCAAAGGGGCAGTATCTATTACGCCCCGTAGAATTATCAAAATCAATGAGCACTATTCAAAAGGAGAAAGACATGACTGTCGAAACGTCACAAGATACAAAGCCCGCTTGGGCTGTGGCGCTTGAAACGGCTATCTCTGAATTGTCGGCGCGTTTCGCTCCCAAGAAACCCGACCACAAGCAAGAGCCAACCGCTGAAAGCATCCGAGAATTGATGCAAAGCGACGCCGCCGTTGTCGAAATGGCGCGTATTGCCAACGAGCGCGTTGCCAACCAGGTTGCCATTTACGAGCGCCAGCAGCACGTCATCAAGCTGGCGTCCGATATGGTCGGCGGAACTCCGTCTCGTCCGTTTGGCTTGGCTGGCATTCGCGCAGAGGAAATCGTTGAGCTGCTTATGGGCGTGCCGATGGCACAGTCATTAGCGTTCGAGAAAGTAATCTGTAAGCTGATGGACGCGAGCGCCATTATCAACTTTGCAGAACTGGGCAGCGCCGGGACTGGCTACGCAAAGAAACCCCGCGTGCCTGCTGAATATCGCAGCGCAATCCACGAATGGGTGAATGCAGGCAAGCAACTGAGTGCCTGGTTTACTCAGGTCATGCCAGAAGTTGGCAAGGCCGAAGATTTCAACCTGACAGAATTTGTCAAGGAGGCCTAACCCATGACCGCGCTTTCAGCAGATGCCCCACTTCGCCGCATTGGTGAAGATCAGTTTGAAAAATTTTTCCTCGATACGTCTGGCTCTTACACGATTTATAAGGGTGGCGGCGTCATCATTGACCAATCCGTTGACACTCTTCTGGCCCACACAGCCGAAGGTGTCACCTGTGTAGACGGTGATGTGTTTCTCGGCATTGCAGCGGAAAAGAAATCTGTTGTTTCTGGCGACCCAGAGACTACCGAAATCATGTTGCTTGTTGAGCCTTCCATCGTCGGCTTCAAGTCTACCGTTTTCACCAATGCCGACCTCGGCAAACCCGTCTACATGAGCGACACCGGCACCCTGAGCGCATCAAACGGCGCTTATCCGCGCATCGGTAACTTGTTCAAGGTTCAAGACGGCTACGCCTACGTTCAATTGCGCAGCCCCTATGTTCTGGATGTTCCGTAAAGGATATTAGAAAATGACTATTTCAGGTAATGTCCCAGGGCACTTGGTAGCTATGGCAAAAACGGGCTTTCTTACAGCCCCAAGAAAAGCAGTAGCGGCATGGACTCCTATTGCGAAAATGGTAACGATTGACCTGCGCAATCAAACGCTTGTCGATATTGGCGGTGCTCCTATGCCAATTCGAGAACGTGGCAAAATCGTTACCCAAGACTTCATCGAAAAGGTTTTGTCTGTCGAGGCTGTCACCTTCCCCGTCGTCGTCGGCATCTCTGGCAATGCGGTAAAAGACGACCAGACCGGCCTGCTTCTGAGCCGCGTTCGCGGCACTGGCTCGAATTATGACCGCCACATTGCGCAGCAAGCTTTCCAGGCACTAAACGACGGCGACTCTGCGACCGCTGGTATTGTCACCGCTGGTTACGATGGTTTGCCGCTGTTCTCCAACTCGCACGTTGACAAAGGCGGCGCTTATCAAACCGCACAGGATAATCTGGACTCGCTGTCATTGACGATGACAAACTTCGAAACCGTCTTGACGAAGGCTCAGTTATTCCGCGACGACCAGGGCGAGTTTACGGATTATGCCTATGACGCCATCGTGGTTGACCCAACCAATCGCCGCGCATCATACAACATCACAGACAACAAGGAGGACGCTGGCACCGCAGACCGCGCAGCTAATCCTTACGCCGGGAAGTTTCAGACCATCGTTTCTCCGAAGCTGGATGCAGGCGCATGGATCGTAGTTGCCACCAGCGAAGAGACAAAGCCTGTTTTGATCGTGATGCGCGAAACTCCAGGCCTCGAGTCGGCGTGGTTCGATCCGATGCAACCGGAAGGCGGCATGTATTACTTCAAGTTCTCCGGGCGCTACAATTTCTACGTAGGCGATTGGAAAACTGCCGCGATGGGTCATAGCTAGGGTGCAATATGGCTAAAACTCATATCGATGAATTGGACGTAAATAACCACGACGGGTCAACTATCGGCCTGAGTTTGGGCGGCGTGCTTGTTACTGTTACGGCGGCTGTTCTCAATCTCTTGGGCGCACGTATTCAAGAGACTTCGCAGTTAGTTGTTGCAGACGGCGCAATCACCATCAAAAGCGGCGTTGCTCGTATCGCAAAAACCGTTGCGGGTGTCGTAGCTGCTACCCTGGCCGACCCGACCGCAACCACCGACGATTACAAAATCCTGATGATCGTCAATGCGCAGACCCAAGCCAATACCGTAACGTCTGCCACGTCCTTCGGCGGCGGTGGCGGCTCGTATGACGTAGCCACATTTACTAACGTTGTTGGCGCAACCCTGACGCTGATGGCCTATCAGGGTAAGTGGTACGTCATCGGGACAAACGCCTGCACGCTGGGCTAATCAGTAAACAGACTCATAAAAAGGCGGCAAGGCTACAATGCCGCGCCGCCTTTTTCGTAGGAGTAACCATGCAAGCAAGATTGAAGCAAGATTGTAAGTACCCAACGCTGCGCCTATTCTTCGGACGAGAATACAACAAAACTACTTGGCAGGAAGTGCCCGATGGATTTGAAGAGCAGGCTGCGCACAGTGAATTTCTCGATGTAAAACTCGTTGAAGATGCAGAGACGGTAGTTTATGCTGTTCACGGCGACGTTGTTATCCCTTCCATCCCAACCGATGATTTTATTGTCTTGGATACGGAAGATAATACCCCCGAAGCTACCGAAACGCCCGTAGTCACAGACGCCCCTGCCCCAACGGGGCGCAACCGTCACAGCGCAAAGAGATAATTGAATCATGGCGATTGAAGCTGATTCTTACGGTTCCGCCGCTGGTGTCGCTGCGTATGTGCGCGGATTGGTTGGCGCAGCCGCCTTCTCGACTTTGACCGTTCCGACATTGGCGCAGGTTGAATCGTGGATTGACGAAGTTTCAGCCATCGCTAACACTGGTGCAAAGGCGGTTGGGTTTGTAGTGCCAATCACGCAGGCCGTAGCCGTAAAGTCTTTGCGCGGCCTGATTAATCAGTATGTGGCCCAACTCGCAGAACTATCTCGTGGACAAGGCCGCTTTTCATCTGAGAAACTCCAAAACTCTAGCCTGTCCCCGCTGGGTATCATCCGCAAAGAGTTGCTTGATTTCATCTCCATGAATGCGGACGGCTGGGAGGCATTGGGCGCGTCTCGTTCTTCATCCGAGCGCAACGAAATCGGGTTCCGTGACACAGACGAAGTGGGCGACCCAACCGCGCCGATATTCCAGCGTAAGGGTTTCGGTAATAGCTTCGAAGATTGGACGGGTCAGTAATGGCGTACGATGAATGCGAAAGCGCACTGGTAACAATGCTGCAAACGCTTACCGCGCAATTCCCGACAGGTGCGCAAGTGGCAACCGATCACGCAATCCTTGATATGGGCGTCACAAATGCGGCGGTTATCATCCCTGGCGGGATTGGTACACAGCCGCAGAATGGCCCGCCCTACACGCGGACATGGGACATTTTGCTCAGGCTGTTTACCCAATTCATTGATGAACCAACCGCGCTTGCTGCATTCAAGGCGCTACGCGCAGCGGTGATACTGAAAATTGACGAAAACCCCGGTCTTGGTGGCGTCTCTGGTGTTTTGAATACGATCATTGCATCCGAGAGCGACATTTACGAATCCGGGCCGACGCCCATCTATCTTGCACAGAATTTCAGAGTTACCGTCTATCAATACTTGGTGGTGGCATAATGACAATACTTGACCCAAAGGCAATGCGGTTTTACGTCAACGGCTACGATGGTTCTGGCTCTGTCCCTACCCTTGGGACGTGGGGAGTTTCTTACGATACCACCCCGCAGGCGGCGCTTTCTGACGAAATCAAGAGCATCGTTCGGGGACATGGCTCCTTTCAGGCTGGCCCCATCAATACATTTCTGGCCCCCGGCGTTGCTAACGACCTACATGCACTCTTTGCCGCTGGTGATTATTTCAACATCATGGCCCTATTTGGCAGTACTGGTGGCCCCGTTGTTGGTGATCCGATTTGCGCATGGACAGCGGAGCAAGGATCGTACAATGCCACTCCTGGCGAGGGCTTCTTTGGCGCAAATATCGCCTTCCCATCCGCATCCCCACGCGGTAGCCTGGCTTATTCCGCCTGTTTAGGGGCTCTTGTCCACCCCAAGGGCGTGGAGACGGCGGCAAATACGGCCATCACCACGCTGGACGACGCAGGAGCCGCTACGACCAACGGCGGGCTATTCGTCTACCATCTGTTTTCGAGCGACGGAACTGTAACACTCAGCCTGGATGATAGCGCAAGCAATGCGAATAATGCAGCGTTTGCGCCCCTATCTGGCGCAACATCTGGATCAATTGACGCCAGCGCTACCCCGAAATCTGGAATTATTGCACTTTCTAATACTGCTACTATTCGCCGTTATGTCCGCTGGCAAATTGCGCTGGGCACGGCTACCACCTGTACATTCGCATGTGCCCTGATAAGGGGCTAAAGGAGCAAGCATGACCGCTAATACTGGCGTTACTCACATCAGGTTTTTGAAGTTTTACCTTGACAATTCGAGCGGGGTGTTGACCGATCTTTCTGCGTACCTGAACGCGCCCGGTACGTTCGGCTTAAAATACGAAGAAGTCAGCGTCTTGTCGATTGGGGATGCAATCAAAAGCATCGTGAAGGGCTGGCCCGAATCGCCGCTTGTCTTACAATTCAACCCATACACACAAGCATTTGCGCACTTGACCCCACTGATTGCATCGACGTTCCATACCCCGCTCGCCTTCGATTTCCGCATCGGCATTATGCACGCATGGGAAGCGGGGGAACCGACGTATGGATTAACAGGGTCGGCGTCTAACGGTATCGAATGCACAAGCATGACGTATGACGGGAAACTTATCACCGCAAATTTCAATATGTTCGCCGGTTCCGCTGCCCCCGCTTGGGGAACTGCCGCAAACACGTAGGAATGATATGAGAGTAGACTCGACTTTCCCCGATTTTCCCGGCTACGTGATTGTTCCAGATCAATTCACTTGGCCCCAATTACTCGCTTTTGGTAAGGCCGTAGCTGCCAATCAGACAAACTTTATCAAACCGTCTATCTCGCACCTTGAAATGTGCGAGAATAGCATTTTTGCCATCAATGCAATTGTTGATTGGCACATCGAAGGACTGCCACAGAATCCAGAGAAGCCAGCGCAGGCCGATATTTTTATCGGAAAGCCGACAAAACAAGCCAGCGCATTTTTTATGCTGGTATACAACTCCGTTTTACATGTCTGGAATCAGGAAAAAGAAGTCCCAAAAGCGTCATCGTCGGAGCTTACAAATACGCTTCCGACCCAAAAGCCAAAGACGAAAACGGCAAAGAAAAGAATCCCCGCCCCGACGAATTGATTTTGCTTGAAGCCATAGACCGATTCGGCGTCATGGCGATTATGGGCAGGCCGGTGTTGTACGCTGGCGAAGCTCGCACCTTGCAGACCGCAGAGAACATCGTGAATGGATACAACAATATGAAAAACTCCACCAATCGGGCCGAGTGGATGGAGAATAATCCCGTTTTGGCTGCAATATTTTACAACTTGGAATTGCTAGATGCCGGATGATGTTGAGTTTTCCGTAAGAACAATCGACGAAACCAGCCAGCCGACAAATGCAATGGCCGGCAGTTACGACGCGCTTATTTCCAAACTAACAGAACTAAACCAGTCGGCAGATGTTACAAATCAATACTTGGGGTCACTTACTGAAAGCACGAAAGAGACAACGCAGACCAATGAAGAAGCGGGTTTGTCGTTTTCAGAAATAAATCAGGGGTTGGAAGTCGTCACAAAAGCCCTTGGTTACGCAAAGCAAGCCTATGATGAAACAATCGGCGTCTCTCAGCAGTACGCACAAACCATTCGTGACTTGAGCCAGATTTCGGGCGAGTCCGCCGAAAGTACCAGCCGCTTTGTGCAGGTGCTGGACGACTGGCAAGTGTCGTCCGAAGACGCCATGGCGGCGACAAAGGCGCTGACAAAGCAGGGCCTTGCTCCGAACATCGACACGCTGGCGAATCTATCCGAAAAGTACCTGTCTCTTTCGAGTGTTGAAGATCAAAACGCATTTGTGACAAAAAACTTGGGCCGCGCTGGGCTGGAGTGGATCAACGTTTTGAAGCAAGGCCCGGACGCACTACGAGCGCAGGCTGCGGCTGTCAGCGCAAATCTCATCCTGAACGACAAGCAACTCCAGCAAGCCGAGAAACTACGGCAAGCCGAAGATCAACTTCACGATACGCTCGAAGGTTTGAAGATTACAGTCGGCACTGGACTTACTCCCACGTTTACCGCATGGGTTGCGACGATTGATAAGATTATTAATAACACTGGAAACGCTCGGGACGTATTGGTTTCATTCCTGAATCCAATTGAAGGATTAATACGTCTTACTAGATTGTACGGTGACACATATAACGAACTTGCTGCTACAGAAGGCGCAACAACCAAGGCGCACGAAGACCAGAAGAAGTCCCTTGCCGACTTGGAAGCCGAGCAGAAAGCCGCAGACGAACAGGCTAAGGCGCTTAGTGAAACATACACAAGCCTGCTCTCTATCTCCATGTCGTTGCAGGGTCAGCAAGATAGTTACGCTCAGGGCATTGAAGACCTGCGGGCAAAGCAGGCCGACCTGCAAGGGCAAATAGAAGATGCGACGGTAAAATTCGGCGCAAACTCCGAGCAAGTGCAAGCGCTGGGCGACAAGTACAACGACTTGGGCGGCAAAATTCAAGACTTAGCCGAAGCGAACAGCAAGGCTATGGCGAAGTTTGCCTACGATAACTTGATTGCAAAACTGTCTGTAGATGGCTTGACAAGCTCTGATTTTGCCACCGCGCAGCAGGTCGGCGTTACGCTCGGTCTGTACACACAGGCGACGGCAAATAAGGCTATTGCGCTCGACAAGCTCACGTCCGCCCTGGCTGCGCAGCAAATCACTGTCCAGCAGTTCGACCAGGCCGTGCAGGATGGTACCTACACCACCGCCGACGCAAACGCGAATGCGCAGAAGTCATTCGACGAATACGGCACCACCGTTACCGACGCATCTGGCGGTATGCAGGGAAGCATCAAGGACTTGACCGAGACCACCGCTTCGGCATCTGGCGCAGTAACGCAATCAAATACCACGGCGATTCTATCGTGGGATGCAACAAAGACACTTATCAGCGGGGACATAAACTCACTGATTGCGAAGATACAAGAATACATCGATACGCTTGGTAAAATCCCGCCTGCCGTCACGACGAAAGTGGGAACAGATACGGGTGGTGTTGGCGCAGGGGCTGGCGGTGCTTCTGCGCAAGGCGGCCTGCCGAACTACCCAGACGCCGCTGGCACAGGTGGCGCTACGATTATCTACAACATCACAACGGCTTATATCAGCGCCGATCACGAATTGTCCATCTACGGCTAAAAATGAAGCTAAAAATCTACAGTTACACCAACCGAACAGGGTCACAAGATACCACAATCAACGATGGTACGCATTACAACGTGCGCATGGAGAATGACAGCATCACCGCCGAGGGGTCGGCTATGCGTTCGCAGCGCGGCGACGGACAAAGCGAAACGCTAACGGGCGTGCGCGTCAAGGGGCGTGAGCTTATTATCCGCTTTCAAATTTTGGGCGCAACGGTTGGCGACGGTTTCGATTTTCTGGGCGGCTTGTTTGATCCGAGCGACACGTCGCAGAAAACACTGGTTTTTAAAGACCTAAACGATAGTAGCGAGCAATGGTCACTTACCGGACGCAACGGAGGAGTAAAGGAGCCAGTATTCAACGTTGTTGAAGTCAAGTTTATTTGCAATTCCCCGACTTTGCAGCAAGTAACCCAGCAGGTCGAAAGCGCCTGGAGCATCACCGCCAGCGGACAGACGCAAGCCTTCACCATCGACTTTGGAAATGTTGACGCGCTGCCGACTTATGAAGTCACCCCAACGGCAGACCGGGGATACGGGCAGCGTTATTTTAGACTTTGCACATCCTTTAATTACACTCGCCTGGCTGCTACCCGCTACCATGTTGATATAACCAACGGCGGACTAAATACGGCTGCGCTTATAAATTTCACATCCATATCCCTGCTTATAAATCAGGTCGGCGGCATCGATAACGCGGTGACAACCATCCCGTACGATACACCAACCGGGGCAATGCCAACCGTTTTTCCATACATGCTCTATTGTGGCACTGAGCAGATGCGCGTCACGGCTCGCACTGGGTCAAGTTCGGGAAATCTGACGGTCGTAAGGGGAATTAATAATACGACACCGGCTTCCCACGCAGATAATGCTTCTATGGCATTATCCAAGATGGCGGCCGACGGTCGAGACGTGCGCGTGCTGGTTGCAGATGGTAATGCCAACATTTCGGAAGCGCCCTACTGGTTCGGCGACAGTGGTACCGCCGTCATCAACAACACCGCGACAAAGATATGGGTACCGCTCAATTATGCAGCGCGGGCGTTCGGTACTCTTGCCAGCGCGATAACAAACGCGGACACATCTCTTACCTTGGATACGTCCGAAGGCTATATTGACGCAACTTATGGCCTGTTCCTAATTGAGAGCGAGATTGTTTCATATACGTCTTACAGGGCGTCAAACAAAACCGCGCTGGAGCTTTCTCGTGGTGAAATTGGGTCGGCAGCAGACTCGCACGCAGCGGGCGTTACGGTGCGTGCTATCAATGACATCCGCCTTTACTATGGCAGCGCGAACGCAACCGCGCCAGCTTACTCGGATGCACTGAAACCGTCTTTTGATCTTGGCTCCAGCACGAATGCGTCGTGGGTGTATACAACGTTTGCGTCCGCCATCCAGAACACGATCAACGAATGGAAGGCTACAAAAACAGGCGTGCGGACGATTGTTTATTCGTCTGACCACGATCTGAACGGCATCTCTCAGGTTGATCCAGTTGTAGAGCTCGGTGTATCAACGGTAAACAGAGCAGAGCTCGCGCAGTGGGGGCTGCATGTCCCGTTTGGCTATACAGCCGCAGTGTTTACGAACAACGATAGATACAATCTACCAACCAACACTGGATTCCTAAAAGCCAGTGACGGAACGCAGGTAGCGGTAGCAAGGACGACCGTTGCAAACACATGGCAAACTACTGCGACCCAAACGCTTACACCTGCCGCAACGTCATTCGACCTGACATACTACATCAAAAACACGACTACTGCAAATTTCGTCACACGCGCCGCAATGAACGTTGCAGGCGTAACCGTGACACTCTCAACGGCAAACTCTGCCTTGGCTGGGCGTCCGTCCGTTGCGCTCGGCGCAGAGCAGAATGTAACCTATGACATGGACATGGTGCTGGCGAATACAACAACGGGCGATAGCATCCATGTCGTTGTTGACAATATCCCCATCGGCACGCCAGTAATCATCAACACCCGTCTGCGCATGGTAACGCTTCTGAATCGGCGTATTGATAACGCCATCCGAGCATGGCCCCCGCGTGAGCATATCCTAAAGATGATACCCGGCTCCAATACCCTGTCATACACGGAATTAGGCGCAACGGGTGTCTCTATTGTCGTCAAATGGTTCGGGCGCAATAATGCGCTCGGATAGCCATGATTGACAATGTATTTGTATTCGATAACGCAGGAGTAAAGATCGACGACCTAACGGGCCTCGTGTCTGTTCAGCGCACCGAAAAGTTATCTTACACCATCGAAGCCGCCCGCTCTGCGATGACGATTACTGCAACGGAAAGCAAAGCCAATTCGCGGACGTTGCGCACCGGAAATATCGTTCTGGTGAAAAACTCAGAAGGCACAATCAAGCCGCTTTCTGGCGTGATATGGCCTTCCGATCCAAACGGATACGAGCTAAAGAACGGCGAATACCGCATTCCACTGCGCTCGTACGAATGGATTCTCGATAAGCGGTTTACCAATGGGCAGGAGATTTACAGGGGTTCCCCTGGTGAACAATTCATTTTTTTACTCGCGGCTGCTCGACGACAAGGATACCTGCCGATCAGCACGGATACAACCTACATTCAGCGCATGGGTGAGCGCGTCAGCAAAGAATACAACGCTGCGCCGATTTATCAGACAATCAACAAGCTTGCCAGCGATAACAGCTTTTACTGGTGGTTGTCACCGCTTGAAGACCCGATAACGGGCTTGCTGGAGCTTACTCCGTACTGGCGCGTGAAGCGGTCAAAGAAGTTCGCCACGCAGTTGTCTTGCGGCGGGGAAGCTCCCAATCTAACCGTGCGCAGCATTTACGAAGCAGGCGAGATTGTCAACCACGTAAAGGTGTACCCGGCTGGCGATTCGTGGTCTAAGCGCATACCTTACGAACGCAAAGATTACGCCAGTATCGGGTACTACAGACAGGTTTACAGCAAATCGATTGACGCCCCGGACGAAACAACGATAGCAGGGTTGCGGGCCATTGCACTCGACACGCTGAATAAATATGCGTTTACGCTCTTGCGGATCGAAGGCGTAATCAATTCAGCCCCATACCCGCAGGTAGGTGATATTTGCCCAGTTGTGCTCCCTGCCAATATCGGCATGATGGCAGATAGGCGCGGAACGATCATCGACATGCAGGTTGAGCAAGTTGTAATCACACCACAAGACAATTCGTATGTTGTGAAGCTACAGGAAACTTATGACACCGACGACTCCGTATGATGACCCGTATAAAATACTAGCCGAAGATAATCAAATCGTAAACGCTGTGCGCGATTTGATTAGGCGGTCAAACGTGTCAAAGGGCGAGTCGGCTGGTGAAGAAGACAGCGAAGACAGCCTGAATGTCAACAATGATCTGCGTAGCCTGGCGTATAACGCGATTCTTACGAGTTCGGGCGACACTCTGACCCTATCCCCCGTAAGCAGTGGGGTCATGCCGCTTTACGGTGACGACGGCGACGGGTGGAGTAGGCCAACTCTGAAAGCCGACATTACGCTGGATACAACCGGCTACACCAACGGAATGCTGTACGATGTTTTTTATTTCTCGGATCAATCACAAGACGACCCGACACTTGCGTTTTATACCGTAATATGGGCAAGCGACACGGTGCGCACCGCAACCCTGACACTCCAAGACGGCGTTCCGCTTCTCGAATCGGACACACATTACCGCTACCTGACCACCGGTCGCTATAACGGTTCGTGCTTGCTCGTTCCGAGTACAGACGAGTCTGGTACGTGGCTGTGGGGTACTGGAGATAAGCAATTCCCAACTGGCAGCGACCCCGTAACCGGCACGCTGATAAATCAGAGTGGTTTGCATGGATATAGCGCTGGGGTACTCAAAACAGAGCTAAACTCTATTACAGGTCTATTGCGGGCGGTTGATGCCTACATCGAAGGCGAAGTACATATCGGTGCTGATTCCGACGCGGGCGGGTGGTCAATAGATGCAACCAGCCTTTATAGTGCGCACGCTGTATTGAGCAGCGCGGGTGAATATATTTCATTGGGAGATACGCCGCCGACTTCATACAGCGACAATGTTGGCGCATTTCTGGAAGGTGCGAACGGCGGACGGTTGTCTCTGTACAAAGATGCTGACAACTACCTGAAATGGGATAACTCAAAACTACTTATTAAAACCGAAGGTGTGACCGTTGCTGGAGATGGGCTGCTAGTAGCCAACAATCCAACCATCTCGATTGCATCCGGGGCAGTAACAGCGGATTCTGGCGGTCTGCACGTGTTGATGCCGTCCACCGCGCCGGACGCAACACGATCGTATAAATTTGACAGTGCCGATTTTTCGGTGAATTACGGCGGCATTGAAGGATGGATTACCGACACGGTAAATACCATCCGGCCTATCGCTAAAGCTACGCCAGGATTAGATAGCCTACTCAACATGTCGGCCGTTAGCGACCTGACTTACAACGCTAAAATACTGTTCGGCGTTGACGATGGATCAGGGGCTTTCCCGCAACCGTCAATGGAAATATCGTCTAGCAATGGATCGGCGCTGATGAACGTCGTCGGCATTGGCAGTGTGGGATATTACTACACTGGAGATTTTGGGTTAAATGGCGCTTCTGCCACTCTAAGCCTGACGGGGGATTACGAGCTTGATAGCGCTAATGTAATCGTAAGTCCTGCCAGCGGCGGGATAGTGTTGTTCAACAACCCGCATCGAAATGTTGATTTTGCGGTGTACGGGCAGTCCAACGCCAACCCCGTACTATATGTTGACGCATCAACAAAACGTTTTGGTATTGGCACAGATTCGCCTAGCGTAAAACTTGACGTGATTGGGCAGGTTCGCGCTGAAACAGGTTTCGACGCAAATAGCAGCGCGATTGTCAACGTGCTTGACCCAACCAGCCCGCAGGATGCGGCCACAAAGGCCTATGCTGACGCGCTCGTCGTCGGTCTCTGGGATGATCGTGGCAACTTCGACGCCAGTGTAAATGCCTACCCGTCTTCTGGTGGATCTGGCGCAGCAGGCGCGATTCTAAAAGGGGATATCTGGACTGTTTCCGTAGCGGGTACTCTTCCGACTTCGCAGGGTGTTGAAGTCGGAGATACCGTTCGGGCGCTGATAAATACCCCCGGAAATACGCAGGCGAATTGGGCTATACAGCAAAACAATATAATGCTTCCGGTTTCGTCAGTTAATGGCGGCACGGGCAACAACAACTCAGTCGGCCTGCTCCTGACCACAAATCAGGGCACACTTTCGTTTGGCGCAGCCAGCAAGACGCTGGCCGTGAACAAGTCACTGACACTTGACGGCACAGACGGCAAGAATCTTACCCTGACTGGCTCCCTATCGGTTGGGGCAGACACATCAATTACAGGCGGCGGCGCAATTGCTCTGGGCGGGTTTACTGCCGCGTTTGGCGGCGACATTGGATTTCCTGCGGCTGGCGCGATTGGTGACTTGCTGTACGGATCGTCCACAACGGCATTTAGTCGGCTGGCTGATGTTGCTGCTGGTCAGCCTTTAATTTCCGGCGGCGTAGGTACTGCGTTCTCCTGGGCGGGATACACGTTTTCGGCAACGGCTGCAAAGACGTATACATTTCCAGTAAATAGCGCAACCTTGCCGGGGCTGGGTGAGTTGAATGTATTTTCTGTTTTGAATACATTTACAAACCTGAAATTATCAACTGGCCTAGTCTACCCGTCATCTGACTCAACAACAGCGCTACGAATTACAAAAGCCGACGCAACAACGTCAGTAATGACATTCGACACAACCAATATCTTTACTGGCATCGGGGCGGGTACGCCAACGGCTAAATTAAATATCTTCGGCGGCGGAAGAGATACATCCCTATACATTAAAAATTTACAACCAGGGGTATACTTTGAGCAAACCGGCACCACGCCCGCTGACACAAAGTGGAATATATTCCCTCACTCCGCTACAGGGTCGTTTTGCGTTTATGAAGAAACCACATCTCTATCTGGTTATAGATTTGCGATAAATCCAGCAGGAGAAATAGGTCTCGGCGGATCAATAACCAACACGAGTACCATGGCGGGCGCTACGTTTGTTGTAAAAAGCACGGGATTCGGCATTGGGACATCTTCCCCAACTAACACCAGTTTGGAAATAAATAGAGCAATATCGGCAGGGAATTTCAATGGCGGTGTTTCCAGCATCGCTCTGAGTAGTTCTGCTGACTCTGATAAAATCCTGGCGTTTGGCTTTGAAACAGATAACAACTACGGCTTTATCCAGACAATCGAAAGAAGCCCCCTAGCCTTCGGTACCTACCATCTCGCGTTACAACCTAAAGGCGGAAAAGTTGGAGTAGGGACGGCAAGCCCATCGGCGCTGGTGGATGTAGTTGGATCGGCAGATGTCCAGCAGTTGACAGCAAAAGGCCACACCACCCAAGCGGTCGGGACTCCAATAGCACAATTCACCCGCAACGACACGGCAGCAGGGGTATCTTCTATGCTAGGTCTGACGGCGCTCGGCGGCGGCGCGGCTGGTGATGGCGGCTCAGTTGGTATGTTTGGAAAATCGTCCACGACGGCGGCACAAAGCATGGCCCTGATAGATTGGCGCTGGATCACGGCTACACATGCCAGCCGCGCCGCTGCGCTTCGATTGTACGCGTACGACACAGCCGCTCGACTGGGGATTGAGATCGAAGCCAGTGGCAGCGCTGCGAAACTCGCATTTTATGGTGGTGTCACAGCTGCACGCGGCGCGGCGCTGACCGCTCAACTTACCACCATCACCCACACCGCACCTGGCACACCAGACTATGCCATTCAGGATTTTACGCAAACTAGCCCCTGGGGCTTTGCGGATCACGACGAAGCCAACAGCGTCTTGAAGGTAATTGCCAATTTACAAACGCGGGTTGCTGAGTTGGAGGCGCGTCTTGGAAGTGCAACCGGCGTCAACTTATTCGCTTAGTTTCAGTCTATTTTCCATAAGGAGATTATAAAATGACAGCAGAAACAGATCGACACTCAGATTATATGTCAGAAGTCCGAAGCAGAATCAAAGAAATACATGCGCAATCTATCGCACTCGCTGCCATGCAGACGCAGTGGAATGAAGGCGGCTATGGTGACAATTTGTCCGATGGAGTTGGCGCAAACGAAGGTATTACAAAGTCGGATGTTGGCCCCATTGTTTTTGATGTAGCAAATGCGCTGGTCGCTATTTTGACAGGTGGCAACGGGGCTGCAATAGAAAAAATGTTATAATTCCAGCAAGGAGAAACAACATGACAATCGACAAGAAAAAATCAACGTCTGACACAGCGACCGCAGATAGTGTCTTTATTGAAAAAACAAAAGGCCGCATCGATGAACTGAAAGCGGAGTTTGGCGCGGGACAAAAGATGTTGACGGAGATGGACACCAAGCATAAAGAGCTTGAAGCGACCATGTTACGCATCAGCGGTGCTATTCAAATTCTCGAAGAGATTATTGCGCCGCACTCGCCCAACGCTTAGTACGAAATTGACATATCAATAAAGTCTAACTAATGGAATTTCCAGATGCTATGATGCTCTCTCTTGTTCTCGCCAATGCTGGATTGGCTCTTTTTATCATGGCGAAATCCCGCTTCAAGAAATTTCGTAGTCTTATCGGTATGACGATAATGTTTCTCACTCTTTCGCTGCGATACACAATCCCACAGACGGCGCGCATTTTAGACGGTGTTGGGCCGTACATCAATGCGGTATTTTATCTGACGATAGCCGCTCACCTATTAGCCATGATAATGCGGGGCGGACATGACGCTTGACGAATTGATAAAGTTTCTTACGGCGGCTGGATCGGTACTTGGTATTCTGTCCGCGCTGTTCATCGCCATTAACGCACTTCGCGGACAAAAGCCGAAGATGCTCTTAGACGGTAGCGCGGCGGCGGAAAACTTTCAGGAAATCATTATCAAGATGCAGGCCGAAATGGACGTCTTGAAAAATAAAGTTGATGGCAAGCAGTTGACCATGAATCTTGATATAACTGTTGAGATTGATAAACTCCCCACCGTCAGCGTGAATAGTTATACGTGGGCCAATAAAAACGATGCGCAGAACGCGCTAACCATCCCGCACAAATCAGGCGCAGGTTTTGGAGGAATGAGACGAAAATGAGACAATTATTCTACTTTCTATCCGCAATGATAGGCGGCTTATTGCTGCACCAGACAGCCAGCGTAGTACTAAAAATGCCGAAGGGATGGCAGCATTTGGCCGGGCCGACAATCGGCGTAGAGGGCGCGTTTCCATTCTACGTCATGTTTCTAAAGCGCATGGAGTTCGACAAAGATACCATCTTCAAAGCGTCTCTTGCCTATCAAGTTGTATTTCTGTGCATAGGCCTGGGCGTGGCGTTTGGCTGGATGCTGGATACGCTATTCGGCGTTGACCGCATGGCGAAAGACGGCGAAGGTAAATAGATTGTCACCGGCTGCTCCTCGCAAACCGCGCAATGCAACTGGATCGGCGTCTGATTCGGGTACATCCGTAACAGACGCAAAAACAGCCGCCTTTTTATCTGGCGGCTGTTTCGTTTACTCGTGGTCTGGTTCGTCGGGCGGCACAGCAAACGCTGCGATAGCCGCGTCCGCCTTTGATCGTTCCCCGTCTTCGTACGCGATTGCGCCGACCAGGATCATTACCAGCGCGTCGGCGGTCATAATGATGTCATGCGGAACGGTCAGGTAGTGACCTGCGATGGTCTGGGCGAGCGCCCAAACAGTGAGCCAGAATTTACGCGAGTGCAGTAGGTTGGTCATGTGATTATTTCTCCTTGGGGTAATTATACTACTTCAACCCGGCGTGAATAGAGAAGCAAAGCCAACCCGCGACGATTGCGCGGCTGTTCAACATCACGTCAAAACTTGGAATAACAAACCAGCGCCATTTCGGATGCCATCTAAATTTTATGTACATCACTCGCCTTTCTTTGGCGCAATCTCCCGCGCCAACTCCAACATTGCCACAATCGCCGTCTCAGGTTTCGTCTTGCGCATACCGGACGCGGTGATGTAGGTGCGGACAAGAGACGCGAGTGATTGAAAGCTGCGCATACGCTCTTCTAGTGCTCCAATATATACAGCGTTAGCCGCAAGGCTGTTTTTATATTCGCCGTCCCGACCAACCGCCTGCTTCTGCAATTCAGCCAGAGTTTCGTTGTCCGGGTGCCAATTCTCCCACTTGTAAATCTGACGTTCCAGCGCGTTGATACGCTCCACCAGCCACCGCGCAAACTCTTCGTTGCTATCGCGCATCGGGTTGCTCAGGCTGGCGCGAAACTCAGCGCGTAATTCCGCTACTGTCTTCATCGGTTCTCCTTCGGTTGGGATAGTCCCCAGATACACGTTTCGGCGTGCGGTTGGTCGAAAAATCGTCTGCAATGATGGCACCATCCACCACCTGCATACGGGTCACTCTCTGCAATGCGCCTTGCCAGCGCTTCCAGTTCTTCGAGCCTGGCATTTACGGCTACCAATGCGGCCCGGCGCTTCGCGGTGGCAATATAGATCGTCGGTGAATATCCGTTATTGACGGTTGCCATCATTTCGCGCCAGATGATCGTTTGATGCTGCGTCAGCTCAGTCATTCGCGGCCTCGCTGACACTGTTTTGCGCCTTCACGCGCCAATTACGCGCCACCCGTTCATCAATGCCATACGCCGCCATTATTTCAGATGTCTTCATGCCTGCAATGAGTCTGTAGTCTTCCGCGTCAACCTGGTTCCATCGGACTTTCTCCGGCTGGTTTTCTTCCGATTTTTTACCGGAATTATTCCGTTTTTCTTCCGGCGCATTTTCCGCGATAAGCTTGTTGCCAGTTGCCACGCCACCAATCAAGAAATACGGAATGATATTGACAAACATCGACCACAACCACAGAAAGCCAGTATCACCCAAGACGGCGAATAGACTGCGCTCTGATACGCGGCTGACAGTAAACGGAACAAGAATACAAATACCCGCGCCCATCAAGCCGAAGACGAACAGTGTCAAAACTCTAAACTTGAACGACCACTTATCGCCAGTCTTTGGCATGACGCGCCGCCAGCCGTCGAACAAATACACCCCCCCCAGCACATCAAGAATGCCCATGCCGAGACCAGTTATGCCCATAAACGCGGTAATCCAATGCGATAAATCACCAGTAATTTGCCCCATATCGGATGCAACAAAGGCGGCTGAGTAGCGCACGACCGTAACCAATGCGGCTGACCAGATAAGCAATTGTGAATAATCGCGCTGTCTTGGCTTCATTCCTGCTCCTTCGCCGCTGTGTCGGCGGCTGTTTTTATCTTTATGCCTGGGTGTATCTGCTCCATCTCTTCTTCGGACAAATAATAGCGCAGCACCTTTTCAAAGGCGGAAACGTATTCAGCTTCACCACTCAGCCAGCAATGTCGGTATTTTCCCACCAGATCGGAAACGACAATGCGCAAGGCTTCTTCGTGCGATATTTTTACAGAAATGGAAAGCGCCCTGTCAATTGCGCGGTGCGTATCTAAAATAGAAATCAACTCTTTACCTGAAATGCTCATTTCTCATCATCCTTATCTTCTGGCATCAATATGCCCAGGATCGCGCCACCGGAACGCTCCGGGCCGAAATTGTCCAGCTCGGCATAAGTGGGGTCAATGGCGACCTCCCCCTCCGTTGAAACGCTCGTTTCTGCACGTTCGTGCTGAGTGGGGGCTCCTGTTTCGGGTATAGCTTCGTCTGGAGCGGGGGAGTTCGAGAGCTTCACCATCTCGCCTTCCGCGTAATGCCGCCCCGCACCTGAAAGAACATTGCGTCTTCCACCACCAAGTACTTTTTCCGTGACTATGTAGCCGTGAACATCCATGTAATCAGTAGCGGTTTCCAATTCGTCGTCTGCAACGTTTTTCAAAGCACGTTTTACCGCGTTAATTCCAAGAGAATGATTGCCCAATGCGTACTCAAAATACAACAACTTTGCACCGTCACTTATGTTGAGCGTCACGTCATCTGCGCTGCTTCCACGCCGGGCGATTGAGTTGGCCGACTTTTGCACCCAATCGGATTGCGGAGCGGGCGTCTCTTCTTGCGCCGTGTCATACCATTGCCATTTCATTGCCACGATCAAAAGCATCGCCAGCCCGAACGCACCCAAACCGATACCACCGCCAATATTCAGAATTGGCTCAGTCCATGCCCGGACGGGCTCAGACTTCGCGTACTCTAGCAGGTGCTGCGCGGTTGCTACGTCCGCTGGTGCATCCTTCGTCTGCGTGGCGTGGTCTGATTCCTGCGTGTACTTCGCGGACATGAGCATATCATCCGTAGACTGCGCTGATTTCGTTGCAGTCTGCGCCCTAGGCTGCGCGGTCAACGTCTGCGCGTTGTAGATGACGCTGGTCAAGCTGATGGCCTTCGTCTCTGTGCTCGCGCGATACCCTGCGTCCTGCACCTGCTTCGTGTTCGCTGCATCCTGCACCATCTTCGCGCCCTGCGTCTGTGCGGCAAAATCGGGTGTAGCGCTTTTCTGTGGGGTAGGTGGCAATTCAGTCACCATCGGGCTATTCTGCGGCTCTGCGCCCGTCCTGTTGGCTCCTGGCGCGTTTTTAGCGCCCGCGCCGCACGCGGTCAGGAGTAGGAGCAGGGCGAGAAGGGGCAGGTGGTAGCGGGTCATTTTGTTTATGCAAATCCCATGTTGCTATCGACAAGAACCCACTTATTGACATCTTGTCGTTGATAAGTTCGTCCGCGCAAAGGAGCTTCGAGAATGAGAAGCCAAGAATGATCCGGGTCTTTTTGTGCCATCTCTTCAAACTCCGCCAGCGTGCGGAAAACTTCGTCGTTCGGCCCTTCGGCAAAAATAACTTTACTGCCGCATTGAACCATTGCACACCCAAAGCCAACCGCCACAACTGTATCAAGCGGCGCTATTTCTTCGACTGGCGGGCAACACAAACAGCCTTGATGTATTGTACCTGCGTATGGGGGTAATTTTTTCCAGTGTCTCATGCTCTACTCTCCATTCTCGCGCCATCGGGCGCGGCTATGCCAACTCTTCCATTTCAGACGCGGCTACTTTGTCAGACATGTCCACGTTTTCGTCAAGCTCTCCACACGAACATGTCACGGTACAAATACACGACACGCCGAAGTATGATTTTGCATAACGTCCGCCGCCGTCTTCGGTTGCTTCGGCTGTAAATTCTGCGGTTAATTCGTGGCCTTCGCCCTGGTGTTCGGCTACATCAACTTCACCAGAAAGCGAGATCGTTGTTTCTTTCAATTCAGTACCGCAATCCGCGCAATTACGTACAAGACGATATTCAGCTTCGATAGTTCCCGTCTGTGGATCAAATTCCGCGCTGTTCTCTTCCGGTTCTTGCAACTCAAGACTTACAAATTTCGAGCAATCTGGGCATCGCATAATAACTTCTCCTGTTGATTATGATATTTCAGTCGTGCCCCGCGTGCGCTGTGCCATTCTCAATCCCATGAGTATGTGTACACGCGGGGCCGCACTATTTTGTGCGTCCTGACGCCCGAGGGCGCTTGTGCGCTGACAATTCACGGTTTGTTTTCCGGTCTCGCAGCATCAGGGGTGTTACTCGGTTGCGGACTGAAATTTATTCTGCGTCACAGGAGCGCTCCTTATCAGTCTTCACGCGATTGCATCTTACTTGCCGCAACCGTCTGCACAGCGCAAGCGCTGGAACATCCTATAAGGGGAATACCTGATCGGGTTTGTAGTATACGCGCCCAAAGTTTTCGAGAAGGATGGTAATTTCTCCGTCACTATCCGCTACGGGATTCACGACAATGCCATTGGATGAATACTCGTTTCCACTGTGGGATTTTCCTGTCAAGCGCACCCACTGACCGAACTTGAATGCCGGAGCCACGGCGGGGCGGACTTCGGCATGGCTAAGGCTGTCGCGATCCGCGTTTACCCATTGGCCACCGGGAAGAATAAGCCGAAAAGACCCGTCTCGGAAAACAAGGCTTATCTTCGCCGGAACAAATGCGCCGCTGATATGCCATAAGACATCATCATCTACCGCGATATTCTTTGCGTCCGCAATAACTGGCTCATCCGCAACTGGCGCGGATGGGGCGGTTGCGGATTCGTTTGGCGGGGCAGTGTTTGACCACTCAGCCACTTTTTGAACTTTCTCGACGACTTCAACCACGCCGACTATCTTGTATAAATATATTTTTCCGCCTTCGTTCCTGGCTTCTTGTTCTGCGCGAAACTTCGCGTGTTCCAAGGTTTCGGGATAATTACAATATCTTCCAACTGTCCAGTAATTACTTTCTTCTTCCATGAATACACTCCTCGATAATAAAACACACAGCCGCTTTGCAATCACCTGTTGCCTTGCTTGTCGAGAGCATGGGCCTTTAGCGGTAACTGGAAAGCGGCTGTGTGTTGGCAACAAAAATGCCCGTTTACTCTCGACAAAGTAATAATAGCATCTTTCGCGGCGGGATGCAATACCCAAAATCTACGCAAAGTTATGCAGGTTTCACCACCCGCGCCACATCGGGCTATTCGCAGCCATTGCCAGCAGCAAGACAGGTAGTCCGCATAGCGCCGTCAGCGCTGGCCCAATGACGCACCACGCCGCTATACGCTCAGTTGATGTGATGTGGCGCGGAACAGTAGACGATAAGCGCGGGAAATTTTCGCGCAAAACGGCGCTCTTGTTTGATCTGCCGTCTTTTTCAACAATGGCGGTCTTGCCGTACAACGTGTAATAATCGGGCTTACATGCAATTACGTCGTCGTATGGACAATCGTAGTTTTTGTAGACTTCGCCCTGGGGCGTAACATTCATGGCTTCGCTCCTTGTTCCGCTTGCGCGGTGGATAGGCGTTTGAACTCCACGAGCCAAACCCAGGGATTTGCATCCCACGAGCCAGCGCCGTTAATAGTGTTCCAAAGAATGCGGTATCCATCTCGATAACTATCGCATTCGACTTCTGGAAATGAATCGGTAATCCCTTCGGCTATCGCATCCGCTTCGGTGATGTTCTGCAACCGTTCGCAGCGCACGCTGACGATTTCGAGCGTGATACGGCTGGCCCAGCGCGGCATGAAGATGGACGGCTTCCATTTGTAGCCTTTTTCTCTGAACCAAGACAGCATTTCGCCGTCTGCCCTGTAGCAAACCGAATCCGGGTTTTCTGTTTCCGTAATTGAGCTATACCATGTCTCGCGCACCCACAGCCGATCACCGACCGCACCATAGGGGCATTTGACGGGGATAGGGTTTATTTCGCGCTCCTGCCTTCCCAAGAACCAATGATATAAGCCAGGATTTTTATCGTAATCCTTCTTATCTTTGATAAAATAACTTGACGGGGCCAACCCTTTGTATCCGCAATCCCCGAACGGTGCTCCATCACCAACAAAACTTCCGGGGTAAGAGTTTACGTACTCCAATCCGGGCAATCGGCGAGTTTGAGTTTTTCGATCTTCGAGTGTAGAAATAACCATTTCAGCTTTGAATAATATCGGTCTCTCCATCATTTGTTCACCTTTCCAATCGTGAGTGTCCCGCAGAATCCGCATACATACCCGCCGTTACATGGCGCGTGCGGCGTGCTCATTCCGCAGGTGGGGCAGGGACGGGGCGCGGTCATGCGTCGCTCGGCTGCATAGCGCGGATCATGTCTGCTAACTGC